TCTTTGAACAGATTGAAATGAATATTGATATTATTACTAATCATTTTATAAATCAATTATGAATAAAAGAGAAATAAAAAGAAAATTAGATAATTTTCTATCAACAGGAAGATTACACATGGTATACTTAATAGGTTTTATTGGTATACTTGCATGTCTATTAAATCTATTTTTAGTAGTAATTAAATAGTAAAAATTATGGAGATAAAAATAATTATTCTGATGATAGGGGCATTAATATTAGTAGTACTGTCTGCTGTATTTCCTATAATAAATGTTATTAAGCCTGCAAGATGGAAAGACATTGCAGGATTTGTAACTTGGTGTTTAACTGCTTCCTACATTATTACTGTAGGAATATACTTAGCAATAACTCAGTAAATTATGAAATGGAAATACATTAAATGTCGCTTAATGGGTGGACATTATTGGTCAAATGAACAGCGTTTCTTAGTTAAGGAATGGTCAGGAGATCAAGTATACTACTCCCATAAATGTTTGTGCTGCGGTAAATATGAAAAATACCGTAAAAGTTACTAAACTCACCATCCTTGTCAGGTGAGGGATTTGTTCATATGTTGTAAGTGCTCCCTCTCTATATTAAAAATAGGGAGGGAGTTTTTAAACTAAAAAGAAAATGAAGCATAAAATAGAACTAATTTTAGGTATAGTATTTCCTATAATAGGAGGAATTTTAATAACCCTAGGATTAACTGTACTTCATAGTCATATTGAAGAAACAGTTACTTTGGGAGAATGTTTTGGATTTTTGGGAGTTATATTCCTAATAGATATTACACTTCATAATAATTCAGACTAATATGTATTATTTACGATATTTATGGGCTTTACTTCAGTTGAATACTCCTGAGGAACTGACAATTCAGGGAGCAAGCCAATATAATAGAGGAGATATACTATATTTCCCAGAAAACACTTTCCTAATTATCAAAGTATTAAATCAATTTAAAGTAAAAGTAATAAAATTTTAAGCAAACAATTAAATTATTGCATTATGGAAAAAACTAACAGATGGACAAAACTTGAGGAGAAAGTCCTCAAGAAAGCAGTTTCAGACAACCCAGGTAATCTTAGTCAGGCTTTTATGGCAGCAAGTTTTATACTTGACCGCTCACCAAAAGCATGTAGTATGCATTGGTATTACACACCCAAAAAGGAGAAGCAAAGTGTAGTATTTGCAACAATATCTAAAGATAAGTGTGCTACAAACAGAAAGAATACCGTCACAAAGAAACCCAAAAATAAAAGAGAGCACAAAACTTTGTGGTCAAGACTGCTTAACATTTTCAAATGAAAACAAGAGAACAAATACTTGAAGAAGTATTGGCTCTTAAGCAGAACAATATAGTACTGTCAATGTCTACAGGAGTTGGTAAATCAAGAATTGCTCTTAAAAAAGCGAAGAGTTTAAGAGCAAAATTACCCGGAGTAGACACGGCAGTGCTAATAGTGTCCCCAACAAATACAATCATTGATTCTTGGAAGAAAGAAATTGTTAAATGGAAGGCTACCGAAGGCATTACATACGATTTCACAACGTATGCTTCTTTACATAAGCATGCTAATTTCCTATATGATATGGTTGTATTTGATGAAGGACATCATATTACTGAGAGAGTGCTTGACATTATAAAGTTAATGCACTTCTCTCATAGTATGATATTATCTGCTACAATAAAACCAATACTTTTAACCCACCTTAGAATATTATTACCTGATTTGACTACCTATAGAGTCAGGACCAAAGATGCTATTGACAATAATATCTTACCAGATCCTAAGATATTATTATTGCCATTACATTTAAGAACTACAGGTAATACAGAACAGATAATAAAGAATCCTAAAGTGGAGAAGTCTATGGTTGTAGAATTTGCTAAACGAGGTCTTTGTAGAGATAAACGCTACAAATATATCATACCTTGTACAGAGCAACAATATAACTTAGACATGGACACTCAAGTAGATTGGTATAAACGTAAGGCTATGGGAGGCAATCAGGCAATGAAAAATCTTTGGCTACATAAAGCAGGAGACAGACTCAAATGGTTAGCTTCAAAGAAAAATCCCTATGTAACCAAAATACTTGAAATATTGAAGGATATAAGGTCTTTGACTTTCTGTGCTTCAATAGAACAAACTGAACTGCTTGGAAGTAATTGCATTCATTCTAAGAATAAAAAGGCTTCAAACATATTAGACTCTTTTAATAATGGTGATATTAACCATATTACAGCAGTTGCTATGCTGGATGAAGGGGTTAATGTCTCAGAATGTCAAGTTGGTATATTTGCCAATATAAATTCTTCAGAAAGAATACAAATACAACGAGTGGGTAGAATCCTTCGACATTCTAATCCTATTATTATTATTCCCTATTTCTTAGGAACAAGAGAAGAAGAAATAGTAGAAAGAATGTTGGAGGGTTATACTAAGGATCTGATTTTTACTCTAAGAACTTTTAATGATTTTTCAGAATGGATTTACAAATACATAATAAACCAGACGGAGAATTTGTAGAATGTCATAGAACTATGACAGAAATGTCAATAACAACATGTAGTAAATGCCAATTTCTACGAATAATGTCAGATTCAGTTATTAAATGTGGGTGGTCTGAGAAGAAGGAACAGTATCTTAGAGGTGAAATTGTTTTGGACTCATGTGGTGGGAACAGTATTAAATATAGAAGCAGTACTGTTCCCCCAAAAGTCTGACATAAATTAATAACTAAAATGAAAATAGTAATTTCAACAAATGTTCTTAACAGAAAAGGTTTGAATTTACAAGATTTTAGTGTTCTTCTTTACTACATTGCCGAAGGAAGAGGAGATATACAACCAGCAATTACTAATAAACTATGGGAATATAATTATCTCATTAAGACATTAGATGGCTATATCTTTAATAGTAGTCTGTCTCCAGAAATAGAGTCTTGGTTTGCTGAAAGTTGCAATAATAGCAATGATGAAACTCAACGCTATTTAATACTTGCAGATAAACTGAGGGCTCTATTTCCGGCAGGTAGGAAAGAAGGTACTAATTATATGTGGAGGGATAATACCGTAACTATTGCTAAAAAGTTAAATACTTTAAGTAAGAAGTTCGAGGTAGAATTCACTGATGATGAAGCAGTTGCGGCAACTCAAAGATACATAGATTCCTTTAATGGAAATTATGCTTATATGCAATTGCTGAAATATTTCATTCTCAAAAAAGACTTAGGAAAACAGGAAGAAACATCTCAACTTTTAAGTTTTATGCAAAATGAGGATGAAACTGTAAGTACAAACTTTGATAGAAGCGAACTGATATAATGGAAGGATTAAGACAAAGTATTAAACAATATCTTATCGAGAGAAGAGATAAAGTTCTTAATGGCGGAATTAACTGTATACCAGCACCTTTTCCAAGACTTAGAGAAGAATTTCCAGGAATAGAGCAAGGAAAATACTTTGTAGTAACAGGAGCAACTAAATCAAGTAAGACCCAAATTACCAATTACCTTTTTATATATAACACAGTTCTTTATTGTTATCATAATCCCGGAGTTATCAGGACTAAGATATTTTTCTTTCCGTTAGAGGAAACTAAGGAAGCAATTACTTTAAGGTTCTCTGCCTTCTTATTAAACTACATAACAAATGGAAAAGTAGTAATTAGTCCTACAGATTTACAATCTACAGATGAACGTAAACCTATACCTCAAGAGGTATTAGACTTAATGGACAGCGAGGAGTACATAAAGATTTTCAATGTATATGAAGAAATAGTAGAATTTTATGAAGATAGAAATCCTACAGGTATTTACAAAACAATGAAAAATTATGCAAACACTCATGGGTCTATACAGTTGAGAAAACAGAAATTTGAGGAACTCGACGAATTAGGCAATAAAAGAACGTATGAAAAGGAAGTATTTGATAAATACATAGCAGATGATCCTGATGAGTATGTTATAATAGTAGTAGACCATGTTGGTTTATTGACTGTAGAGAAAGAATTGGGAACTCTTAAAGCAACTATTGAAAAGTTGTCAGAATATGCTATTATACTAAGAAACAGGTATCATTATACCTACGTAGGAGTGCAGCAGCAGAATACTGAAACTACTAATTTAGATGCATTTAAAGCCAATAAAATCAGACCAACTAAAGACGGTCTTAAAGACTCTAAAAGACCCGGAGAAGACTGTGATGTACTTATAGGTATGACTTGTCCAAATGCTTTTGAAGTACCTGATTATTTAAAGTATGATATAACTAAACTCAGAGATAATCTAAAAGTATTTGAAGTTGTACTTAATAGAGGTGGTAGGGCAAATATATTATGTCCACTATTTCATAATGGAGCAATTAATTACTATAAAGAGCTTCCTCTCCCCACTGACACTGCTTCAATGTCAAAAGTGTATACATTTATTCAGTCATTAAGAAATTCAATACAACAACCGGCAGAAACACATACGTTTTTTAGCTGGGTTCATAAATTAATTAAATAAACATTATGGCAAAAATTCTTGTTTTAGCAAAATCAGGTTTTGGTAAAACTACCTCATGGTGTGGTAGACAAAAACTTGGAATTCAGGGATTAGACCCAACAAAAACTTTTGTTATTCAGTGTATTGGCAGAGCAGTGCCAAATGCTGAATATAAGTTGTCTAGTCCTATTGCTATAGACCCTGCAAAGAAGTCTATCAGCAATCCAGCAGCACTCAAGGGTTTCAACAGAGTACAAGTAGACCATATTACAGGTCTTGACAGATTTGTAGCTGTTGCTAAACTTATTGAAATGCTCAAAGCATCTCCCTACAAATATATTGTAGTGGATGACTTTAATTATCTTTCCCAGGACTTCTACATGGCTAATGCTATGAAAGGTGGTTGGGATACTCCTAAGCAAATAGGATATGGCATGGGTCTTATCTTTAATGCAATGAAAGGTATGCCGGAGGATAAAACAATCTTCTGTTGTGCCCATTATGAAGAATTTAAGGATAAGAATGGAGATTCTATCTCTTACAAATTCAAGACTACAGGAAAGATGGTAGATGATTACATTACTCCTGAAGGAAACTTTGATGTGATTCTCTTTGGTAAACAAACCTATAATGCAGAAGAGAAGAGAGCAATCAAAGAGTTTGTCTATGAATTTGACGGAGAATATCCGGCAAAAGATTCTATTGGCTTATTTGACTCAATGAGTGGAACCAGTTTCCCAAATGATTTAGCCTTAGTAGCAGAAAAACTTGAAGAAATCTATGGTTAATTTTTATTAATACAACTTTTAAAAAACAATTAAATACACAAAACTATGATTACAGTTATTAAGCCTTATGCATTTGCACAAGTAGTAAAAGGTACCGCAAAAATGATTCTTCCTTTAACTTCAAAGAAAGAAAAACTTCAGAAGAAAATTGTAGAACTTGCCCTTGAAATTCAGGCAACTGATGCAGAGATTGATCGTTATCAAGGGCATGTTAAAGAAATTTCTGGAGGTCTTACCACTGAACAACTTGTAGTACGTAAGAAGGATTTAGAAGGTAAATATATTGCAGGCTTCGATGCTAATCCAGCTTATGTAACTTTTGATGAGGAAAAGCGTGTTTATATGGTAGATAATCATGTAACTGAGGAGACTTTGACTTCTGAGGAAGCAGAGGCTCTTGAAGCACACATGGAGGCACAGGCAAAAAATGATGTTGAACTTTAATTTTATAAGGAGATTTTAAATTATGGCAGTAGCTAAAGGACAGCAATCCGTAGATTCAGTAGTACGCACTCCCTATATTGGTGTAGGTGCAGTAAAAGTATTGGCAGTAAATCCATCTAAAGCAGAGATGGAAAAACTTTATGACCGTCAAATTGACAATGAGCCCTCTTATCTTGGTGAGGTAGAAGTTGACGGTAAGAAATTACCAAATGTTCGTGTAACTTTTGTAGTAAAGACTGATGCAGAAAAGAATAACGGCATTGAAGTGGTGACTAATCATACTTTCTTCCTTCAGAAGAAGTATCGTCAAGGCAGTCAGTCTGGAAAATATCAAATTATTGATAAATATGGACGTACTGCATGGGCTACTAAGGAAGAGATTGAAGCAAAACAAATTCCTGCATATGCAAATGGTCCTGCTAATATTGATGCAGACTATCGTCCATGCTATGTAGGAGAAGAAGAACTTACTACCTTTATTAAGAACCTTTTGAACATTCCTAATGTTCAATCTTATGTAAATGGTCAGTGGGTTCCCAATCCTAAAGTAACTCCTCAGGATTGTGAGGTACGTTTGGATAATATTGCAAAATATTTTGAAGGTGACTTCAAAGAACTTCGTGAGATTATCTCTTATCAGCCGGAGAATCTTGTAAAAGTTCCATTTGGTGTGAGAACCAGTGATGACAATCGTCAATTCCAGACTACTTATACTCAAATGTGCTTTAAGAACAGCGTAAGTGATTATGCTCGTTTTGATAAAGAAATTCAAGACCGTAAAGCCGCAGGTGCTCTCGCCACTACTGAGTTTGAAGCAGCACCACTTCATGTGTATGAAGTTGATCCTACTACCCTTAATCCATCTCTCTCAGAAGCAGCAGAGGCTGCAATAGCTGGAGAGGCAGCACCTTGGTAATATGGGAGTTAGTCAAGGTAAAACATCCTTGGCTTTAGGAGATGTACTAAATAGTGTGTCAGAGCCTATGCTACTGGCACATTATTTAGGTATTACAACTGTACCTGTTGTAATAAATAGTCCTTTAAGAGAGGATAAAAATCCCTCATTTGGAATATACTCTCCAGATGGTACAAGGATTAAGTACAAAGATTTTGCTACAGGAGAAACAGGGGGAATAATAGACCTCCTAAAGCAAATGTGGCATTGTTCATTCATTGAGGTTCTTGATAAAATTGTAAAAGATGGTAATATTACCAAAAAGACTGTCGTAATTTCTCCAACAAAAGAACATAACAATAGTACCACCTATAGTGGAGATACAAAACTTGAGGTTAAAGTTAGAGATTGGAAAGGCTATGATATGTCCTTTTGGAATAGCTTCGGAATAGATAAAAAACTTCTTAATAAAGCAAATGTTTACCCTATTTCTCATTATATAATAACAAAGAAGGGTAAAAAAATGATATTCGGCGCGGATAAATTTGCTTATGCTTATGCGGAGTTTAAAGAAGGTAATACAAGCATTAAAGTATACCAGCCTTTTAATAAAAGTTCCTTTAAGTGGATTAGTAAACATAACAGAAGTGTCTTAGGATTGTGGACTTTACTACCAGAAAAAGGGGTTGTGGTATGTATATGTTCTTCAGTTAAAGACGCATTATGTTTGTATGCTAACACAGGAATACCTGCAATTTGTCTGCAGGGAGAGGCTTATGGTATAAGTGAAACTGCTCAAGGAGAATTAAAGAAAAGATTTAAGCATGTTGTGATACTCCTTGATAATGATGAACCCGGTATTAAAGATGCTAATAGATTAGCAGAGCAGACTGGATTTATCAATATTACGTTACCTAAAATATCCGGAGCAAAAGATATAGCAGAGTTATATACTACTATACAAGAACCTAATAATTTTAAAAAAATAATTATTTCACTTTTTAAAAAATCGATCGATTTATGAGAACTATTACTGTTGTGTCTAATGACGCACCCAAAAAAGTATTTACTACTGAAGCTACTACCGTAGGAGAACTCCTTAATGCATTTACTGCAAATGACATCAACTACTCAGGCAAAGCCATCTTTGAAGGTCTTACCAAACTTGAATTTACAAATGCTAACAGCGACGTTGTTTTGCCTTCACAGGTAAGATATCGTGACACTGTTACTGACGACCTTGTATTCATGCTTACCGCAGATAAGAAGAAAATCTCTTCTGGTATAGATCGTAATTCTCTTTATGTAGAGGTTCGTACTCTCAACCTTGCTGATGCTATTAAGATGGCATTTGGTAGAAACTTTACTCAGGTTTCTTCTGATGACCTTGCTGCCTTTATTGCACAAAAGAAAGGTGCTATGGCTGAAGCAAATTACTGCTCTGAAATTGATACTACTGATGAGGAGTGCCCTCTTAAAGAAAAGGTAACAAATGTAGTACTTTCAACACTGTCTTATTATATGACTGAAGGAATCGTAGACAGTAATGATGTTATTGGTCTCCTTGTACAGCATGGAGCTCTTGTTTGTGCAGGAGCACCAGAGCCTATAAAAGAGAAGAAAGCAATTGTTGCCAGTCCTTACTCTGATGAGGAAGTTGCGGCTATGTTCCATTAATTTTTATTTGTTGTTTTTGGGAAAGTGGGGAGAGATTCTCACTTTCCCTTTTTATTTAGTAATATGACTGAAGAAATACGTACTAAATTAAATGATTTGGGAATATACATATATGATGTGATAGAAGTATTTAAAGAATATTTTGGAGAGGAAAGAGTAGATGCTACGGCATACCCAAGTTTACCATCTCTTGAAAATGAATCCAGTCTTAATACTGATGATATTACGGATATAGTAGTTCATTTTCCTAAAGTAACTGTAACTAATGAAAGAGAAGAGTCTATAGATATATATGATTTATTTGCTAGGACCTCTGTATATAATAGTGGAAAATTAGCGGTTAGACCGATGATGAGAAAAACTACATATACTCAAGAGCAACTTAATGTTGGATATAGCCATTCTCACCTACCAAGAAACTCATTTGATTGGGCAAATCCATGTCTCGGCAGTGGTCCTATAAATAGCACTATAGCATCTTTATTTGCCGGAAATGATATGGATTCTTGGAGACTTTATTGTCTTGAATTAGACAGATACGTACAGGTTGAGTCTTTATCTGGTGGTCCATATATCCTTATGTCATGTGTTACAAGGTACTCTTTAGGGGACTACATAAAATTTAATTATAACATAAATCAGCTTTGGCAAAGACCTCTGAGGTCTTATTCAGAATTTCCAGAAGATATTGCTGAAAATGAAATACTGGCAAGACTTTTTAAAAAGGGAATGCTTAATTTTACATACTCTTCTGTAGAAGGTTATAGAATAGCAGAAACTCCTCAAAGATTAGTGCTGTTAATCAGTAATGTATGTATAGAAATTGCTCAGGAATTAGGCTGGTCTAGACAAGATATATTGCAAAAGGGACTTTGTATTGAAAGTATTTATAGTGGAGGTCATTTTTATCGTGTAGGATCAAGTATACGTAGAGAGTTTGCTGAAGGAGAAGTTGCTTTCACTTTTAGGGGGAAGAATGTTCTTTATAAACTTATAGGACAGGATGAAAGTCCTGAAAATAAGCCTGTTTTAATAGTAACCCGAGATGAATTTACCTCTATTTTAGAACTTATTAATATTCTTTTAAATAACGTTTATGGAAACAAAATTAAAACTGATAAACCGATCAGAATCATATAAATTGGTAATACCTAATAATGTAGAACAAAAAATTAGAAGACTCCTGAATAAGATTTATAATATTGAGTGGTCTGGAATTCTGTTTTATACTCATGAAGGAAATCTGAAGGAGGGTTTGACCGTCACATGCCGAGATATTCTTCCTATGAATATTGGAAATTCTACTTTTACGGAGTTTGAGGTAAACGATGAGGTTCTGCCCTATATGATAGAAAATGATTTAATGGATTGCCAGCAGTCTTTGGTGCACTCCCATCACTCTATGAGTACCTTCTTTAGTAGTACTGATATAAATACTTTATATTCAGAGGGTTCTGAGAGAAATAACTTTGTCAGTCTTATTGTTAATAATGAGGGAAAATATAATGCTGCTATTACTTGGAAAGAAACTTACTCAATTCAAGGAACAGCCTCTTTATTTGGCAATGTAGAGCAGTTTGAGAGAGATGATGAAACTAATGTATGCTACTCTTTTATGGACATAGAGATTGAAGGAATAGACCATAAAATATTAGATTCTCGAATTGAAGAACTCAAGAAGCGAAAGAATGAAACTTCTAAGAATTATTCGTATTTAGGTAATAATAATGTAATGTCTCTCAATGATTTAAAGCCTTCTTTAAATTATATAACAAATAAGCAAGAAAGAAAGGAAGTAGGTAAACTAATTAATGCTGCCGAACCAACGTTGTTTGATATGTCTGAGTATACAAAACCAATTCCAGAAGTAGATACAAATTTTGACGATGATGATGAGTATATTGTTCCAAAAGAAGTAATAGATTCTGCAGTAGCTCAGCTTATTACAGGAAGTTTAACTGCTAAGAGAATACCTGCAAATGATACTAAGAAGATCCTAAAAGAGATAGACAATCGCTTTACAGAAAGATTTCAGACTGATGAAGAATTGTCTAAAGCTATAGATAACCTAGTATCCTCAGTTATTGAGACTATGGCTACCCATTTTGGAGAAGGAGACGATATCTCATTTAAGATGGGAGCACTAGCTATAGAAATAAATGAAGAACTGTCTAAGTATGTAAAAGACTTAGACCATATTAAACTTGTTATGAAGGAGGTAAAATGTTATGAACTTTAATAATTTAGATATTGATAGTATTATAAGCCAAGCACAGCAGGATTTAGGTATAACAGATTTAATTAATCTAGAGGCCCCTTCAGAGTCTCAAGAACCTCAAATAGAAGATGTTCCGGAGGGAACTGTTGAAGAGCCAATGGAGGAGCCGCAGCAACCAGAAGAGGTGGAAAATTTGCAAACTGATCCAGACTCAATACTTCATGAGGAAAGCACTACAAGATTCCGAGGAGCAGAGTGGTATGAAACTGCCAGAAATCAAAGTATTCTTATTGCAGGGGTTGGGGGAATTGGTTCTTGGGCATCCTTATTATTATCCAGAGTTAAGCCAAATAGAATAACATTATACGACCCAGATACTATAGAGGAAGTGAATATGGCAGGGCAACTTTATGAAAATTCTCAGGTAGGATGCCATAAAGCAGATGCTGCAGATAATCTGTTGCGTAGATTTTCTGGATATTATCATACTATAGCATATTGCTCTCCATATACTCCTGCGTCATGTTATGATAAGATAATGATATGTGGATTTGATAATATGGAAGCTAGAAAGACATTTTATACAAAATGGGCTACCGGATGTTCTTGGGCTCCTGAGGAAGAGCGTAAAGAATGGCTGTTTATAGACGGTAGAATGTCCGCAGAATCCATCCAAATCTTTTGCATTAAGGGCGATGATTCTTATAGCATGAAGAGGTATACTGAAGAGTGGTTATTCGATGACTCTGAAGCAGACGCTACAGTATGTTCCTATAAGCAGACTTCCTATTGTGCTGCCATAATTGGCGGACTTATAACTAATTTATTTGTTAATTTTTGTGCTAATTTAAGTAATCCTAATATGGAAAGAGATCTTCCATTTATGACTATTTATGAAGCCAATATGATGTTACTTAAGACAGAGGCATGATAACTATAAAAGAAGCAATAAAATATGTTCTTACTCCTATATCTCATAAAGACTATCTTTGGCCAACTACCAGGTATTCTAAAACTTCAATTCCTTATAATATAGGAACTTTTATTGCAGATTCAGGCAATTCAGAATTTTTGGCACCGTTAGTTTCAGCAACTGATCCGGGATTTTATAGTTTCTCAGAGAATAGAAGATATGTATTTCCATTTTATTCCATATATGCACTTACTTCTCGCAGTCAATCAATTGCAAATAGTATTTCGAACGGTATGATAATATCCTCCAAAAATGGGGATCAAAGACATAGAGTTATCCTTGTAGAAAAGAGCAATATTAAATTCTTTGTTGGAGACTGCATTATTGCAAGAGAAGATGGAACTCCGTTAGTACTTATTTTAGCTAACTATAAAGCAGAACGTGGAGACTTGGAAGATAAAAACTCTGTTGTACACTACAAACGCAGTAGCTTTATTTTAAAAGTAAATTCTAAAGTATTCTTAGATGCTTCCAATGCTCTAAATAAAGTAATTATAAAAGATTTTATACCTTCTTTCTTAGAGTTAGGAACTCCAGAGCTTCCAGTTAAGGTAGAGTGTGATTGTGGTATTGAGGACCTGATTGCTAAAAAGGGAATTCCTTCAATAGAAGAAATTGACAGTGACACAATTAACAAATATTTTGCTACAAATTTTTCTGAAACAGATGTAAGAAATTATGGGCATTTCAGACTATTTTAGTGGGTGGTGGAAATGTTTTGATAAAGTACAATTTACTAAAATTTATAAAACTTTACCTGATTTATATAAAAGTACCCTTGTTTATCCAAATTTTAAGGAGGTGTTTAAAGCCTTCAAACTTTGTAAGTATGAGGACGTTAGAGTAGTAATCCTTGGACAAGACCCTTATTTTGACGGAAATGCTACTGGTCTGGCATTTGCTAACAAAAATGATGCGAAAAAATTGTCCCCATCTTTGGAAATTCTAAAAAATTCCTTCAAAAATTTGCAAAATCAACAAGAATATACTATCTTTGTACCAGATTTGGAGAGTTTGGCTAAGCAAGGTGTACTTTTATTAAACACTTCTTTGACAGTCGCTGCAGGTAAGCCTGGCAGCCATACTATGCTTTGGAGACCATTCATTTCCTCCTTTATAAAAGGTTTAAGTGAATGGAATCCAGGCTTAGTGTATGTTCTATTAGGAGAGCAGGCTAAATCATTTAAACCTTATATAGGAAAATTTAATGATATAATAGAATGCAGACATCCTGCTTATTATGCAAGAATTGGAGAAGAAATGCCGGATATATTTAGGGAAGTGGATAGATTAACAATTAGTAAGAACAACTTTAAAATTAAATGGTTATGAATAAGAAGATCCAAAACGCTACAAAAAAAGAGTATGATGGAATACAATTTAAGTCATTACTTGAAATTTCCACATATAAAATCTTAAAAGAATTGGGTCTTAATCCTTCCTATGAAAAAGAAACATTCTTAATATGGGAAGGGTGTAATTCCAAAGTACCATTCTTTACGAAGAACTCCTTTAAACGGAAAAACCATAACATAGAAGTGCTGTCACATAATACAGTTATAGACAGGAGACCTCTTACAGGTATTACCTATACACCTGATATAACATTTGATTATAAAGGGAAACATATCATAATTGAGTGTAAAGGATTCACTAATGATGTATTTCCTTATAAATTTAAGATGTTTAGAAAATATATTCAGGAGTTAAATGATGGTATAGAATATGAGATATGGGAAATATTTACTAAAAAACAATTAATAGAATGTATAAATCACTTAGAAACGTTGCCCTCCCTATAACTGAGGAGGAATATAGAAATGATGGTAATTTTCACTACAGTACGTTAGCAACCTATGAAAGAGGAGGATTTCCTGCTCTTGCCACTTTGGGGGAACGGAAGGAAAGTCCTTCACTCTTATTTGGGAGTCTTGTAGATTGTTTAATTACAGGAACCAGAGAGGAATTTGACAGTCTTTATTTAGTTGCAGAGTATCCCCACTTGGAACCAGCTAATATGGAGATTGCCAAAGTATTATTTGAACTCTATAAAAATGATTATCCAAGGCTTGCTATGATTCCAGAGATTGATATTATTACTGTATCAGAGCAGCAGAATTACCATCTTAATTGGAAGCCCGAAACCAGAGCAAAAGTAATTAAGGAGAAGTGCGAAGAATACTATAGTCTTCTTAAAATAGCAGAAAATAAAACTGTGGTAGATGCTGAAACTTACCAAAGTGCACTTAATGCTGTAACAGCACTTAAAGAGCAGCCTGCTACCAAATGGTATTTTGCTGATGATAATCCTTTTGATAACTCTTTGGAAAGAGTATATCAGGCTAAATTTAAAGCTGAGTTTGAGGGTATTACGTACTCCTGTATGGCTGATCTTATAGTAGTTGATCATACTAATAAGATTGTATATCCTTGTGATTTAAAAACCAGTAGTCATACAGAATATGAGTTCTTCCAAAGTTTTATGCAATGGTCTTATTATATTCAGGCTGCAGAATATGCCGCTATTCTTAAAGACGTGCTCTCTAAGGATGAATATTTTAAGGACTTTACTATTATGCCCTATAGATTTATTGTAGTTAATAAGAATACTCTTAACCCTCTTGTATGGGAATGGCCCCATACTTTTGATGAGGGAGATATTACTCTTACTAAGTCTAATGGTTATCCATTGATTCTAAGAAACTTTAAAACTATTGGTAAAGAACTTAAGCATTATTTGGAGGAATGCCCCTCTGTACCTAATGGTATTAGTCTGACAGAGCCAAATAATATTGAAGAATGGTTAATAAAATAAAATTACAATGAGATTAAAGATTAAAGTAAAACTATTTGACGGTGCTACTCTCCCTGAAATAATAGATAAAGGAGATTGGGTAGATCTTAGAAGTAATGAAGATATTACTATGAGATGCCCTCAAGCCCAAGTACAACGTAAAAAAGTTGTAAATGGAGAAGTAATGTATAGATATAGAAATGTATATGTTAATAATACCTTAATTCCTCTGGGAGTTGCAATGGAATTGCCCAAAGGATATGAGGCACATATATTACCAAGAAGCAGTTCTTTTGGAAAATTTGGAATTATTCTCGGTAATTCGATGGGTATTATTGATAATACATATTGTGGTGATTATGACGAATGGCTCTTTAATGCAGTTGCACTTAGAGAGACTACTGTCAGCAAAGGAGATAGAATTTGCCAGTTTAGAATAGAGTTAAGTCAGAAAGCAAATATTTGGCAGAAATTGAAATGGTTATTTACTAGTAGTATAGAATTTGTTCAGGTAGATTCCCTTGAAAATACTAATCGTAGAGGAATAGGGAGCACTGGAACAAAATGATATTAGAAATATTAATAGCAGTCTTATTTGTCATTATGCTGGGCATAGGACTAATAAGCATTTTCAGATTTGCCGGATATGAGAAAATCTCATTCAAGGAGGCAGTAGACTTAACAGGCAATCCTATTGTTACATTTTATAGTGGCCAAAAGAAGTTAAACTTTTTATTAGATACAGGAGCTAATGTGTCAATGATAAATCTGGATGACCTGACAGGTTGTAAATATGAAGATACTGGTGAACAGATGAATAATATGGGAATAGAGGGACAAAAGAAAGTCTTAAATATTTCACATATTTATCTTCAGTATAAAGACAATCTCTTTGAAGAAGATGTGCTTACAAGTGATTTATCTGCAGCATTCACTGGTGTTAAAAATGTAACAGGAGTTACCATTCATGGAATTTTAGGAACATCCTTCTTTACCAAGTATAAATATGTACTGGATTTTGAAGAATTTGTTGCCTATTCAAAGAAATAATTATGGTATATTTAGTAACTGAACAAACAGAGTTATTTAATAGCGATTCCTATAAAGTAATAAGTGTGGAGGAGAGCCTTGCTCTCCTTCAACCTTATACTTCCTTGGGATTAGATACGGAGACTTCTGGATTAGATCCTTATACATGTGAATTATTATTGGTTCAGATAGGAAATAGGGAGGTTCAAGTAGTTATAGACTGTAGGACTATAGATATTAAAGTATATAAGGAGTTTCTTGAGTCCGAAAGAACTTTTCTTGGATGGAATTTAAAATTTGACTTAAAGTTCCTTTATAGAAAGGGTATATACCTTCGTAGCGTATATGATGGCTTCTTAGCTGAAAAACTTATATGGCTTGGTTATCCTGCAGGCATTCATAGTATGTCCTTAAAATCTGCAGGTGAAACATATCTTGGCATAGAGCTTGACAAATCTGTCAGAGGAAAGATTATATGGTCTAAAACGCTTACTGCCGATATTATCGAATATGGTGCTAATGATGTAAAGTATCTTGAAGATATTAAAACTAAACAAGAAGAAGAGTTAATAAAGAAGGACTTAATCAGAGCAGTAGATGTGGAAAATAGGTTTGTTCTTCCATTAGCATATTGTGAGTATTGTGGAGTAAAACTTGATGAAAGTAAGTGGAAAGTTAAAATGATTACAGATGAAGCTAGAGAGAAAGAATCTCTTGATTTATGTAATCAATGGTTATTAGATAACGAACCTGACAGTCCCTATATTATAGTAGATAGACAGGGAGATCTTTTTGAAGGATTTGACCTAAAGCCTAAAGTAGTTCTTAATTGGAATTCTGCAAAGCAACTTATACCCCTATTTAAAAAGTATGGTGTAGAAGTTGAATTGGAGGATAAAGAGAAGGGAGGTACTAAAGATTCCATTGATGCTAAAAAGTTAAAACCTCAGAAGGACAAATGTTCTCTTATCCCAATATATCTTAGGTATAAGGAGGCTAATAAAGTAACCTCAACTTATGGACAAACAGTACTTAATCAGATTAATAAAGTAAGTGGTAGAATCCATACTAACTTTAATCAACTTGGTACAGATACTGGAAGATTAAGTTCTGGAGGTAAAGAGAGTGATGGTACTAAGAAAATCAATCTTCAAAATATTCCCGCAGATGCTATAACACGAGAATGTTTTGTATCTGAAGAAGGGAATAAATGGATTAGTATTGATTATTCTGGGGAAGAGTCTTTTCTTATGGCATCTATTGCTAATGATAAAGCTATGCTACATGAGTTAATAGAAGGTGATAAAGATTTACATACTCTAACTGCTAAGTTAGTATTTCCTGATATTATACCTTTTGATACTCCTACAGAGATAGTTAAAACTAAATTTAAGGAATATAGAAAAGTATCAAAGGGATATGAGTTTGCTTTTAACTATAATGGCAATGCTGATACTATAATGAGAAACTTTGGTCTTACCAGAGAAGAAGCTGATAGAATCTATAATGCTTATATGTCAGGTTTTAATGGTCTAAAAGCTTACCAAGATAAAAAACATAGAGAATGGTGGGACAAAGGATATATTCTTATTAATGAATGGTCAGGCCATAAGGCTTACATCTATGATTGGAAAACTCTTAAAGAGGATAAAGAATGGATGAGAACTCTAGATTGGGACTATTATAGGGAAATGAAGAAAACTGACCCTACATGTTATACTGTAGAAAGAGTAAGACATTTCTTTAAAAGAAAGTCTGCATCAGATAATCAATCATCCAACTATCAACTTCAAGGAACTGGTGCTATTATATTTAAAGTAGCTTCTGTTTACTTCTTTAATTATATTAGAGAGAATAATCTCTTTGATAAAGTTAAACTATGTATTCCTGTTCATGATGAATGGAATATAGAAGCACCTGATGATATAGCTGAGGAAGTAGCAAAGAACTTATATGAATGTATGGTTAAAGCCGGTTCTTTCTTTTGTACCAGATGTAAACTTGATGCTGATATGTCAAGATTAGAGGATGGAAGTTTACCTACATATTGGATTCACTAAAACTTATTTACTATGCCAAATTGGTGTTATACTACCTACAAGTGTGTAGGAGATAAAAAAGAACTAAAAGAGTTCTTAAAAATTCTCAAAAATAACAGTAACCGTAAAACTTCTAGAGTAAAAAATGGTTTCGGCACTATGTGGCTGGGATGTATCATTGATAATTTCGGTTTTAATTGGGAAAATTATAAATGTAGAGGCGAAATTTTAGACTTTGATTATGATCGGGGCAGTAACATGTTGATTATAAATCAAAGCACTGCATGGTGTGAACAAGAAGGCTTTCGGCAAGCAATCACACAAAAATTTCCAAATGTTAAAGTGTACTATTCAGAAGAAGAGCCGGGATGTGAAGTATACGGTACTAATTCTTTTGAATTTTTCCCAGAAAAATATCTGGTAGAGTCTTATATAAATAATAATGATGATGTCAGATATCTGGAATCTTTAGATAGCTTACACAGCTACATATCAGACATACTGAAAAAGCCTATAGAAAAAACTGAAAAAGCAATTCTTGAGGCAGTTGATCAGTCTAATGATGATTTTGGAGAAGATGGCTGGGGTATTTGTATCCATATTTTTGAGGAAGAAGAAGATTGATGGAAGAAGTAACTAAAGAACAAATTGAGGAGAGGTATGATTTATCTCTCCTCAATGAGTGGGATAACCAAAGCAGTTTAAATAATGTCGACAAGAGCAGAGAGGGCTATCAATATAGTCCAGAAGAAAGCAGCTCAGTACAGAGCAGAAAATGAAAACTATTTATCCAATCAATATTACCTTTCAAGAGACCAGATAAGAATGGTTGAAGAAGCGTATAAGCATGGATTTATAGAAGGTGTAAAATTTAAATAATTATAACTATGAGTAACGAAGAAGTTATTGTTGCTTTTCTTAGAAAAGAACCTCTTTGTAGAGGTAAAATCCGTAGTAACGGAATTAAATTATTTGCAGAAGATACCTGCATTAGTCAATGGGATAATCATCATGTCCTTATGAATGACACCCGCTATGATGAGTCTATAGAGCTCTATCAAAATCTTCTTTATAAGTGGTTAAAGAAGAGTGACCTTATCTATAAGATACTTACTGATATTCCAAAAGGCAAACAGCAAATTCTTTCCTACTATGTTAAGTAAATTTAAACCAAGTACTTGGTATAAGTGTATAAAAGATATACCAGATCTTGGATTTACAGCGGGATTTACATATAAATGTAATATAGATGGACTGCTTGTAAACAGACTTGGAATAAATGTAATACTTACTGAAGATTTCAGCCAGGGATACTTTCAAGAGTTAACTGAAGATTCACAAGAATCAGAAGACTTCAAAGAGACTGATACTAAGAATGTATCCTACTATGAGAAGGATAGAACTATAACACCTTTTGATGTTATTATTGATTGGGAACTAGACTTCTTCCTTGGAAATGTAGTTAAATACATAGCAAGACTTGGCAGGAAACCAGGAGTAAATCTTACAAGAGAGGAAAAAGACATTCAAGATATTGATAAAATGATTGCCTATCTTGAAAAGAAAAAAGAAACAATTAAAAAGTACGTATAATGTTAGGAAATTATCCTGAAGGAGCAGCCAATGATCCGGCTGCTCCTTGGAATCAAGAAGATCCAGAATTAATTGATACTCAATTGACTATCAGCCAAACACTTCATAAAGACTTTGAGGCAGCAATAGCAGAAGACTCAAATCTGCTAGAAGCATATAAGTACTATAACTACACCATAGAGGAAATGTTAAAAGTGCTTAAGAAATATGTGGAAGCTGATATGAACAACAGTTCTTATCATCACAACAACCTTAAGAACTTATATGACAGTATTGATGGGTGGTATGTAGATGAAACTGAAGTGGTTGAATGTTAAAGTAGAATTATGATTACAAAAAAACTTTGGAATACTCTTTCTGAGAAGACTAGGAGAGAGTATATAGAAATAGTATATGGAGATAATCCTCCAGAAGTTTACAAATGGTTTATAAATAACAATTACTACCATGACTTTTGCTATGATGATCGTGGTGGAAGATTAAAACGACTGCTCTCCTATGGAAGATTACAGTCAGATGGTAGTATTGATATAGTTCTTACTATACAGCCAACTTATTTACCGCATAAAGTATCTTCTGGTATAGGTAAATCTACAATAAAGAAGTGGAAGATAGATTACATAGATACATCTGAAGACTTAAATCATGTCTGGCTTGCTGCACTTAGCAGTTCTGATGCAGAAGAGAAGGTTAAAAGAGGGTATCACGATATTGACCATATTATAAACATTTCAGAAATAAAGGAATAATTATGGCAGCATCTATTCAAGAAAAGTGCTTATGTAAGGCAATAAACTATATAACTTACTATGCCGGAGGGGAGCTATTTAATAGTAATGGCCCATTTCCAAGACCAAATGCAACACAGGATAAGGTAAGAAAAATACTTAAAGATGCTGCAGACCAAATAGAAAAACTGTATGAAACTCATTAAACCTTCATTTGAAATTTGGGAACAGGTAGAATCGCCTGTTCCCCATAATAAATTATCAGATTTAGACTATCAACAGTCTAATCTGCTTATGTCAATCTACAAACAAATAGAACGTGCAGGAAGAACCTGTTATAAATCTGAAGATAAAATTACAGAAGGTTCTGCTTATTTATTTGTTAAAAGGCTTATAGATTCTGATCATTTGGCAATGTTAGAGCATGGCACTGTATATTTGTTTTTTCCAGAAGAGACTGTATGTGCAATGTCAGAGGAAACTTTTTCAAACTTTCAAGAACTTGCTACCAATAAATTTACTAAATCTGTTGATATTCAGGGAGAAGGTACGTATATTACTACTAATCTGAGAGTTATAATAGAAAATAAACTTGAAATATTTTTAAAGTTTCTATGTAATTGTACAGAGTATCATGCTAAAAGAGTTACAGTTCACTTTATTTGTAATAGACAGGTCTCTCATGAGTTTGTAAGACATAGAGTATTTTCTTTTGCACAAGAAAGTACCCGTCAATGGCGGCATTAATTAGTAATAATTAATAGAAAATTCGGTGAATTGCTGGAAAGCTAAAATTTTTCACTAAAAATTTGTATATATCAAAAATTTTTTCGTAACTTTGCACTGTTTTAATAAAAAACAAGGTTATGAATAAACTAAGTTGTAATTTAGGAGATAAATTTGGAGATTGGACTGTCCTAAATCCTAATTGTGGAAGTAAAAACGGACATACCTATGTTTTATGTCAATGTAAATGTGGAGCAATTAAAGAAATTAATTTAGCGGCATTAGTACGAGGGCGTATTACTTGTTGTAAAAGTTGTTCTAGGAGAAAACTCACCACTATTCTTCCTGTAGGATTCCATATTAAACATTGGACTGTGATAGAAGGGCCAATTTATAAAAATAATACTGCGTATTATAAAGTTAAATGTGATTGCGGAAAAGAACTTTTAAAACTTCCTATAGAAATTTTAAGTAAAACTAATTATTTTCAATGCGCTAGTTGTGCGCAAAAAGAAAACAAATTAGAATATATGCTATCTAATGGAATGGTTGGAGAATTAGCCCTAACACAATATACTAGACTTAAAAAATCCGCGGAAAAAAGAAATTATGAATTTTCAGTATCTATTGAGTATTTATGGAATCTTTATTTACAACAAAATAAAATATGTGCTATAACTGGAGATATTATTTCAAATATTAGAGAGGCATCATTAGATAGAATAGACTCTACTATAGGATATATTGAAGGAAATGTACAGTGGGTTACTTATAGAGCTAATATAAGTAAACATACTATGACAATGAATGAACTATACGAATTTTGTAAAAAAGTATTAAATCATGCTAATCAGCAGCCAAGCACACCTTTAACAAAGTGTGAAGGTTCAGAGACTAATAGTTGAAACTCAGAAATGAGAATATAATACTGACACGAGTGCCGAACATCCTAATATAGGATGATGATATAGTCCGAACTATATTGAAAAATATAGAATTAAAAGATAAAGAACTTTTAAGGTAACAAATTGTATTGTAATTATACTAAAGGAAAGTTTGGAAGTGAACTTACTTTTATAGATCCTTGTTGGGGGCAAGATAGTACAGATAATATAATTTTATTAGAAACTCTTGAAAATATTGAAAGAAATTACTTTAGTCTTATTAAAGAAGGGTGGCTTCCTCAACAAGCCGCAACGATCCTTCCAAATGCTATTAAAACAGAGTTAGTAATGACTGGTTTTGTAGAAGACTGGAAACATTTCTTTGATTTAAGAGCTTTGGGTACTACAGGTGCACCTCACCCTCAAGCAAAAGAATTAGCACTTCCTTTGTATGAAAAGTTTATAGAATTAGGCTATATTAAGGATGCAGAAAAACCTTTATCGTAAACTTTCTTTATTGTTTATAAAATATACTCCTGGTATTATGGCACTGTCTTGCAGCTTGAAAATTTTTATTTTAGGCTTGGGCATAAGTAAGTTATTTACCACAAACATCATTGTTAATATTATAAACCTAACAATAGACGTGTTTATAGTACTTGGAGTATATTTTTTAGGGAAAACTTTTAATTACTGTTGGAAGCACCAGAGTCTTTGCAGGGCTGCTCTCATAGGATATTTAAATTATGGTATATTTATCATATTTAAGCCTTCCTCAGGGGTATTTCTACTATTAACTGTTGCTTATGTGGCTTTAATATTAATAATGGGAGCTGTTTATTATGAATATAAATAAAGATCTTATTATTTTCTGTTTTTCTTTGGGAACACTAATATACGGGGTAGTTATATTT